GTTTCTGGCAATAACTTTCTGACGTGTCTCAGACATCGTTGCAAGTTGCTCAACCAATGCAGAACTATTTTGTTGACTAATTGCGTCTTTATTCAGCCCTTTGCTTAACGCAGAGACACCTGTCGTTTCTTCTTTGTCGTCATTGAGGAGCTGAAGTGTCTGGAACACGAAAGCGTTCAGAGAAGCTTTCTGCATAGGCACAACTGCGTCTGGGCGTGTGACATTCACGATGCCACCAACACGGCCGTCTATGAGCTCCTTAGGTGAGCTGAGGCCACCTTTGACGACCATGTAACGCGGGTTATTAGTGATCATGGCATGGTCAAGAATGCTTCGGGTTAAAACAGTCCGGGCATTCTGTATTGGTATAACTTTGTCAGCGAAGTTGTTACCGAAGAAAGCATGCGGAATAGGTAGCGGAGTAAAGACAACAAACGGTTTGTATGACGTTGGTTCTATCTCCAGAATTACGTTGCCAGCTTTGACGATGCGGTAGAGCTCGGCTACACCCGTTGCCTCTACATCCAGCATTACATAGCATTCGTAGACCGTCACGTTACGAACCTGATCTTGGTACCCTTTTGCGTTAAAGCCACGATCATTTCCGATTTCTTCGTGTCGAGCTAAGACCTCTGGGTCAGTTTCCATATCGACATCAGAATGGTCACCAATTTTAGATATTAAGCTTTCTTCGTAGCCCATTTCGCGGAGTTCAGAAATTGTCTTTGTTGTTCTGTGAGCACAGAAAGTGACGGAGTCCAAATCTTTAGCTTGTGGTTCAATCACGAACTCCTCGGGGGCAATGCTTTCAATGCAGATCTTTGATGCATCTGTGGTGACTCTGAGCTCTCCAGAAAACAACCCAGCGGCGTCCTCGGTGATCTCCTCGATCTCAACATTGTCTTGAACTAAAATTGCATCCAATTCTTCTTCCGTAAGATCAGTAATCTCTTCGATGTGACTTTCGTCGCCGTAATAGTAGAACACCTTGGCTACACCGCATCGAGCTACCAAACCGTCGTGGAGTACAGACTGCATTACCTCAAAAAGGTTGTTCTGACGGTGGGCAATATAGTCACAATACTCTGTGGCAACTTCACTAATTTGAATATCGTCTGCGTTTTGTGCAGCAAATCTAACTGTCTTTGATCCAGTGCTAAAGGTCTCTAGCAACGCCGCCTTGATGCTTTCCACTGACTCAAAAACGTCTAATGAGACGTACTTACTATTACCGTCGTGAGCTGGCCTTGGCAGAGTGCCGTTGTAGTAGTCGATAACCCTTTTGCGCTCCCGGCTGATCTGACTGTCGTAATAGCCAACGCTGCGTCTTATGTTGTCATCTAAAATAGACGCAATTTTGTCATCATCGAGCTTTTTATATTCATTTTTATTCATAGATCAGACCATTTCAATGTAGAATTCGTCGGTGGAAGGGATAGGCTCCCATGCACCCTCATGGACGTGGTTGCAGAGGGCTAGAGAAATTACACAGTCATCATAACAGCCAGCCTCGGCTTCCATGGACCCAGTGGGGGTCACGACATATGTCAGCATTTCACGTATAGTAGTTTTGTCATTCAATTTGATGTCACCTTCGCGCACTGAGGCACGTAGTTCATCTATAATTAATGGCTTGGTTTTGCTTGTGGTTGTAAAGCCAAGTTTGACTGTTTCTTTTTCAGTGAGCTTATCAATTTGTACTTCAGTGTAGAAATGCGGATATGCCATGTCTTTGCCCAACCTCGTACAGGTCAGGATTCCGTGGGAATTGTTTTCGACGATGACAAAAGCCATGTTAAAAAGCTCACCCATTTTCTGTAAGATTTCAGCGAAATAATCTGGATGAACACGAGATCTAAAAGTTGCAACTTGGCGCTTTTTAGAGTCGAGCACTTGAGCAACACTGTAGTCTCCATTCCGCACGCCCATGGCAACATCAGCCCCAATGACGTAGTTTTCGCCGGGATCGATGGTACGATAGACCGTTAACTCTCCTCGAACATTTTCAAGCCATTCTCCACCCTCTAAAGCAAAGCGTTTTTTTGGGTCTGGAGCATCGTTAAGACTTGCCTGTAACTCTTCTGGGTTAAACACTGGTCGTCCAGTTGTCAGAAACGCTTCATCAGGTTCTGCCGGGTACTCTTGTCGAAAGAGGTCGATCCCGTTCTGGGCAATCTTGCGGCGTCTAAACATCAGCTGCCCGTTGTCTAGTTTGTAAAGTTTTACGAGCTGTTTTTCTTCAGGTGTTCTTTTAAAGTTTTTAGGTACTATTTCTCTGTATTCTGGGTCCATAAACCACGGTATAAAAACGGGGACGTAACCGTTTGATCCATCAACTGCTCCCTGCCAAAGATCATAAAATAGACCAGAAACACCATTGGCAGTGGATTCAATAAAGATTGCTGTGCCGGGTTTGCTAGGGACTGCTTGTGTAAGCCCGTTAAAGTTTTCTTGTGCGGTACTCTTTTGCCAGAAAGCAAGTTCTGAGCAATGAACGTGTGTAAGTGTTTCACCTCTCCCTATACTTTCACCACCGGCAGTACTGACAATGAAAGAACTGTCTAAAACATCAAATGACAGTTCGCGCCGGGAGCTGTACTTAGAGTGGGGCTTAAGGAGCTCTGGGCAGTTTTCATGGTACCTTTTGGTCATGTCAAAGAGGGCACGGGTACTGTCACTATGGTGTGTCACAACCATTGCTTTCATGGCTTGACGTTGGGAAACGTTGTGGTACAGGAAGCCGCCCACGTAGGTGCTTAAGCCCTGTTGGCGAGCCTTAAGAATAATGACACGTACTTTGCCCTCATCGGCCAGTTGGGCGTCAACTGCTTTTTGTAAGACTTCCTGTGCTGGCTTTAGGTTTAAAGGTTGGATATCACCATCTTTGGTGCGGATTTTTAGGGCACTCTTTGCGTAAAATGCAAAGTCATCGTAAAGACGTTTTCTAACTGCTTTAAGTTTCGGATCCATTAGGCTGCTCATCCTCTTCCGTGCCATCATCGGCAAGCAAGGATTCTAGGAAAGCTTCAGCCTTGCCTATGGTAACCTCAGACTTTGAGATGGGCTTTGTTTTAGTAAAATCTAAGACCATGCGAGCAGCTGTTAGGCGATCACGGGTCTGGCCCGGTTCGCGCATGATCTCGACGCTCGTTTTAAGGGCCTCGATTGCATACTCATCATCAATTTCATTTTCTTTTGCCATGATCTTAACAATCCTTTCGGCGTCTTTCTTTGCTTGTAATCTGATGGGGGCTATTGCCTCAGCCGTGTATCCGTCTGGGGTTCCACGGGGTCTTCCACCTTTGTTTTCTCTAACTTGAAGCATCTGCCGAAAGTTCGCTCGACCTTCTGGGGTTTGATGCTGTCTTGCGAATGGGTTTTTGCTGGGTGGACGTGCCATGTTGGGGTTTTTTATTTTCTTTGGTGACTTTAGCCGTGGGTTTTTTGGTGCTCCCATCGTAACTCCTGACTACTGTATTAATGATCGACAAAGTTAATCTCGCTTGAGGACAAAACATCTCATCAGGCGTTGTTGCTCGAATTTCAGATATAATAGCCTCGCGCTGGGCGGGAGACAGTAAAGATGAATTTTGTACAGCTTCGATTGCGCTTAAAAACGGAACGAGGTCTAAAGCAGTTTTATGTATCATTGGTGCTCTCCAAAAGAAAAGGGGCCCCGAAAGGAGCCCCCAGATTATTATGCTGCCGATAGTACACCCGGTGGCGGCGGTTTGTTACTTAGTGCGCCGGTCATTGCCATCTGCATTTGTTTCTTTTCATCCTCTTCCTCAGCCGTACCTCGTGCAACCATTGCCATCACAGCGGCGACGACCATAGCGAGAGGATGTGCAAAGAATTGAACGCCGGGGTTCTGTGCTTTTTTGAACTCATCACGAATTAAAGCAGCCGTTTTAGGCATAATCTTCTTAGCTAGGGCAGGGTTGAGGAGATACACAATCATAGGGTCCACAGCGAGCTCTCGCGCCTCTTGGACGTAATTAGTGTAGTTATCAAGATCCCTGTTTGCCTCAGCCATCTTATTTCTGGCTTGGTCAGCACTTAAAACGCCGGTGTTATACTCTAAAGCAAGATTTTGGTGCCACTTTTGCTGGTACCTAGAAACATCTTTTAGTTGGCGTAAGGCGATACGCTGGGCTGGGTCATTTGACGTAAAAACTTCGACGTTTGCCTGAAGATTATCTATCACAGCCATTATGTCGGGATCTCCGCGTCCTTCTAGTAGAGGTCCCAAAGCTGAATGAACAAAGGATCCCGGAGGTGCTACGTCTGGTTGACCGGTAATCGGGTTAGTGAACTTAACATCTCTTCGTTGTAAACTTTGACCATCCATGGGTCCTAAAGTAATCCCGTGGGATATTTCATGGAGTACTGCAACAAGTGACTCTAGATCTGAGACGCGGGTGCCATCATTTTGTGTTGCGCTGGGACGCATAGCAAAGACAGTACCTTCTGCGCCCTTTTTACCGGCTCTTACAAAGAATGCTTTAGTGTCTGCATTTGGAGTACTAGAGGATGACTCCTCCATAGCTTGTGCAACGGCCTGTTGACTATTGTACAGGCGCACAGTCATACCAAGGCCTTGGGCAAACGCTATGGCTTCATCTAAAGTTTGGATCCCCTGCTCTTGAGGGGAGCCCTTTTTACCAATTAGGGCAGTTTTTGTTGTATTTGTGTATTGCTTTATTTCAGGTGGGGTTACCTGTCTTGATAAAGGATTGCGTTGGGCTGGCTCGGCTGACCTGTTGGGGAGACCGGCGCTGAGGATTGGCCCTGCGCTTTCTTCTGGATTGCTAGGTCGATTAGGCCCTGTAGGAAATCGCCCATCTTGTCCACTGGTACCTGAGATATTATTGATGGCTCCGCTTCGGTCTGGTGCGGGGAGTGCTTGTTCAATTTGCTCATTAGATATTCCTCTTTCTTCAGCAAGAATCTTAGCTGCATCTAGGTAATCATTATCAGCGCCTCGGCCCGGTGCAACACCACCTTGCCTAAACAGCTGTTTCTCTGGATACCACATAAGCGCCTGAAAGTCAGCTGTCGAGATGTCGATGCCATTTTCTTTAAGTTTTGCTATAGCCGCCGCTGTAACTACACGCATGTATTTACGTTCACCAGCATTCTTTGGCTGACCCTGTAACTGGGGTACCATGTTTTTGACCATTGTACCTGTAGACTTAAATAGCTGAGGCTTTGGCGGTTTTGCTTTTTTGTTTTCTTTTTGAAATTTCCTGTAAAAAGACTGATAGCGTTTGTCTAATCGGCTTACAAAAGTGTCTAAAGTGCCATCGTCTTTAAGATCAGACCGTTTTATATTCATGTCTTTTAAAGTTTCTTTTACTAGACGTTTTCCTAGGTCATCAGCAACTTTAAGTTCTTCTCTAATTTTAGCCCTGTTTACGGGTAAATCTTTTTCATCTTCAAACGGACGGCCTGTAAGACGGTTCCACATACGCATCCACCAGATATCCATTGTTAATGGATCGTAGTTACCTCTAATATTTTGGTAAAATCCCTGTCCTATTTTAGGGCCAATAATGTAAGAGCCTTTTACAGTCTCTGTAGCAGCTTCAGACGATGGTACGCTTACTTTGGTGCCATTGCGCTCATTAAAGCTGGCTATGTAGGCAGTAAGCTCATTGACCATAAAGTCTTGGTCTAAAAAGGCTTGGATTGGTAGATTGGATCCGCTGGCATTGTAGGCATTAAAGAATGAAAATGCATCTACCATACCCTCGTTTCGTTCACCGCCTTTTATCCAAGTGTCGGTAGGCATTAAGCCTGTATCCATAAACCCTTGAAACACTTCTAATGCGTATTTAAAGTTGTCAGCTACTGCCTGACCATTAGACGTAACAGCTAAAGCAAAATCAAAGGCAACCTCTGCTTCTGGCGATTGCGTAACCCGTGGGTCTACTAAAGAAACAACAGCTTTCGCGGCTTTTAGTTTTCGATCATACCAACCAATGGCAGTGCTGTCTTTTTGTAAAGCATTAGCAGCCTCTGTCGCCATTAATTTAGCAATTTGGTCCACATTCTCAGGGGTATTTTCAAAGGGTGCAGTGCGTCCCGTGGCTGCTTGCCAGCGATCATTCAACATTTGAGCAAATTGAACTAACGTGCGTTTTTTGGCGGGTTTATAAGTACCTTCTTTCATCGAATTAACTTCCGATTGAGATGGCATAAGTTCGAGATTTGTTGTGTCTATCTGGGGCTGTGTAAGCTCAAGAGGGTTAACATATTGTTGTAAAGCTGGACCGTCAGTAGGCACCCCTAAATCCTGAGGTGGGGGTGGCGGCAGTGGAGCAGCTCTGCTCTCTACTATGTTGGGATCCTGAGCGTCCTGAGCTTGCTGTAAGATAGACCGGCGTCTATTTTGGCGTTCTGCACGGGCCAAGTAAGGCGTGAAGTACTTATCTACTGCATCTTGTGGAACCTCAAAGTGTCCGAGCAGCTCCTGTTGCATCTCTTGCATGTCTGCAAACGGTGTTGACTCTGTGCGAACAATCTCCAGAACAGCGTTTAGCGCACTGGCGTTTTCTTTGCTAAGACTTGTGTCTCTGTTAACCTGTGTCTGTAGGTTTGCTGCAAGGTCTATGTTTGCCTGTTTACCAGCTTGGTAGTTTTCTGGAGAAGTTGCCACGTTGCCGCCCTGTACGGGTACTGGAGCTGACTGAGTATCAATGTCAGGGGTTTCGGGTACTACAGGTTGCTGTAATGCATCTGGATTAGGGCCCTTGTTGGCCCGTTGTGCATTTTGACGGGCTAATGGATCATCAGGCAATGCTATTCGGGTAACTTGGGTGCTATTACTATTTAAGTGGTCGTTTATTAAACGTATCGTTTGTGTAAGGGCAGGGATTTGAAGTTGCTGTCCTTGCGTGGACTTATCTATTACATCCAATACCTCGTTTACAGCCACAGACACGGGCTCAGGACTATCTGGCGGGTACTTTTGTCGTAACTCTTCGGCAACTACGTTGATGTCTTGGGCATCCAACCCAGTACCATAAACAAGAGTGCCTAGAGGGCTCATACTGGCCCCGGCATTGTTTGTTTCACCAGCAATAAGACTTTCTCTAAGGTTGTCTGCCTCTTTCTGTGCGGCTTTTGCTTCGGCATCAGAAATTAACTGCGCTGCATCAAATCGGCGTTGCTGTGCGGCCTGTTCAATAATAGAGGGCCCACTAGGCGCATCTTGGCCTTGCTTCTTTTCCATCTTCTTTACGAAATACTTGATTTTAGACCTACGGCCTGTCACTGCGTCTACGGCTCTACCCCCAACGACAATACCAGCTGTAGGTAGGGCACCAAATTGACTAGCACCCGCAACACCACCAAGGACATTTAGACCACGGTAGACGTTAAAGCCACCACTGCCGTCGTTTTGAAATGGATTAAGAAAGTCAGTAAATTGGCTTATTCCACCTTTGGTTCCGTCAGCAAATAAGTCTGTGAGGACATTGCCTTGAGCAAAGAGGTTTTTGAGTTTTTGTGCTTCCATCGTTTCTGGGCCAATCAGCCCAAGGATTGCGGTTTCGTTCTTTGTTGAAACTGTAGATTTGACTTTGTTTTTGCCCTGTCGAATAGCAGTTGTTGCAGCGGCATAGATATTTAAAAGCTCATCTAAGGTTTCGGCATTTTTGGGATTAATACGGTTTTTGACAACGTCATTTTTAACTAGCTCATTTATCTGACCTGAGATTTCCTCATGTGCAGCCTCTAGCGTTTTCTTGGCACCACCTTGGGTTTTTACGTCACTTAGCTTTAAACCCTCTTGCTCAGAAATCATGCGAAGCATTCTAGCGAGATCAGCGGCGGCTCCGTTGTAGGATGTTTCGTTCTTATCTAAGTTCTGTGCCCAAACCTTGTTGGCTGCACCGGCAAGATCTGTAGCGGCACCAGTTGTAGTTCGGATAGTTCCACCAGCAAAGCCACCGGCAACACCAGCCTCAGTTATTCGGTCTCGTTTCTCCCCTAGGAAATTGTTGTTTATGCTTGGGCCTTCAAACTCTTTACCAGCGTAATCTTCGGTAACAATGGATGTTATTTCTTGAGCTGTTTCGGTACCCGCCTCACCAAGGAAACCAGCAACGGCGCGGGTGGCAATTCTACCCGGTAAATGTTTATTTATTAGATCAACTATACCTTTGGTGCCGAGCTTGCCGATCAGTGCCGGGGGCATACCACGAACTAAGACACCAAGACCTATGCGCTCTAACGCACCTACGATGACACCGGCTCCACTTGCGTATTTTATGCGGGTTTCTTCGTCTAGGTCTTCTATGTCTTTGAGATTATTATTCACCTCACCGGCACCCATTAAAAACATAAATGGTTTGGCAGCGAGGCCTAGGAGCATACCATCTCCACTTTCGGCTACTTTCTCTAAACCGTACCTAATTCCAGTACCAACTCCGTCGATGTCGTGGCGTGTCATTGGGGTATAGTTTAAATCCGCAGATTCTTTCCTCATGTTTGCTGCACGAAGGTTCTGCATATTGGTGTTGGCTTCTGTTATGTCAGCACGGTCAACAGGGTCATAACCAAACAGGCTCCGCACAGGGTTGGCTACTTTGTCATTAAAAAAGTCCATAGTTTGACCAATGGGGCCGTCTTCAAGTGTTCTGTTGAGGCCACCTAAGTATTCGGCCATGTTTGCACGGTTGTTCAACTCTCCGTACTTAAAAGATTTGGCAAGGGATCTATTGCCTGTTGGTGGGGCTACTATTTCAGAGGGGTCAACTATGGGTGCCGGTGCCTTATCGTTTTGCATTGCAAATGCCATAGCTCCAGCACGGTTAGGTCCAGACACGGTTACTACTCGCCCGTCAGGCGTTCTGATCTTAAATTCTGGCATTTAGATTTCCTATTCGGTTTCGTCGTCTTTCACGAAAGTGTAACCACCATTCCCACCGCTCCTTGAAAGCATGAAAACTTGAAGCTTTTGCATTATCTCACGGCGCTTTCTAAGGTGATATAGCCATGTAGCCTCAGTTGTAGTTTTGGAAGTAGGTAGTGGAGACAAGAACAGGTCCATCTCTTTCTCACTGATAGCACCTTTGGTTTGTGCGACTAGTTTAAGAGCCTCACTAACCCTGTAGTTCTCTAAACGCTGCCGAAAGTAAGCTCGTTTAGCACCATCAGGCCCACCAAAGAATGAATCGGTAAGTCCGGTTTCGTCTAGCCATGCTCGCACAGTACCGTCGATAGGTCCTGTCATTTTACCGCCCTCAAGCATAGAAATCATATTATTGAGATCAGTTATACCATTTTGGGCTTCATATAACGCTAATTCATCTGGGTTGTCTTCAGCTTGCTCGGCCATAGCCGCTGCCTGTTCAGCCGCTAAACCTTGGGCGTCTAACTCGGCTTGTCGGTTGTAGTCTTGCATTTCACCATACTTGTCCATGGCAACTGAAATGGCTTCATTACCGCCTTGGCCTAGCGCACCAAGACCCGCTGCGCCCATGCGCATGTTACCTTCAGTCATCATGTCTATTTTTTGGGGAGCTATTGCTGGAGGTACCATTGATGCGGGTACCCGCGTGGATCCGCGCATGTTGCCACCAGCTTGTTGGTTTAGGATGCCATTAGGATTAGTAGTAAAATTAGTAGGCTGGTTTTGGTCCATGAGAACTGGCTGACCTAGATTAAAAGGCAAAGGTTCAGGGTTATGTCTATTGTCGCCATGGACTAAAGATCCATCTGGAAGAGCGTATGATAAAATAGGTTGCTGGTTCATGAGAAATAACTCCCAATCTGTTGCCCTAACTCACTATTGGGAAAGCCAAAGCCAGTTTGAGCACCAAACATCCCAGCCATTAGTGGGTTGTTATAGTTGTTTGGCTCGTAGGTAGCGCCTGATGTTGCAGGGGCCTTGTTAAGAAAGTTGCCCATGTAATCTTTGTACTGGTTGTAGCCAAAGTCGCGGTTGCGCTCAAAGGTCATCCTGTCGTTGTTTAGAGCGGCTTGATTGTAACCTTGCAACTGGTTACCGGCGTTAGTTCCCATTGTGCCACCAGCCCTCATTGTATCAACGCCTGTTTGATACGCATTGCGGATGCCTGTGTTGGCTACACCCGCATTTGATAGGTGCCCACCGGTATTATTTAAGAGGCCAGCCTGAGCATTCAATGCGTTACCAGCCCCAGCAAGGTTACTACCCATGGCTCCAGTTGTGTTTCCTGCGTTCACAAGTGCGTTGTTTTGGTCTGAAAATTGACGGGCCTGTGAGGCAAGGCTACGATCAACAAGGCGATCTTGGATGCCAATAGTCGCGTTAGCCAAGCGATCATTGTAGCCTCGGTTGGCAATCGCTGCTTGGACGCCAGCTCGACTTGAGTTAAGGTTGCCTGTACCCGTTGCACCCATTTCGATGCCTGTCAGGGTGTTCTCTTCAAGGTTGCGCCTGTCACCAGCCATAGCTGCTTCGGCAAGAGGGTTGGCATTGGCGGCTGCGTAGGCATTAGCATTCGATAGCCGGTCAGCTTTGGCTGCTTCGGACATGTTTTGGAACTGGTTGTAAAGACCGGCGTTTTGGTTGTAGAGGTCTTGGTTTTGACCGTAGAGCCCAGCGCCTTGGTTGTAGAGGTTTTGGGATGTACCGGCGAGTCCTACATTTTGCTCATACAGGTTGTTGGAGTTCAGGCCAAATTGGTTGTTATTGTATGTGTTTTTGTAGCCTTGATTTGCCAGTGCGGTACCGTTGGCTTGCATTGCTTGCTGTAGGGCAAGTTGGCTCGCGTTTGGCCCAGCGTATGTATCACCTTGGTAAGCACCTGTGTTTAAGACATTACCGAAGTTATCAGCACCACCAGACAAACCAGCGTCAACATAGGGCTGGTATTGGTTAAATGCAGCCATTTGGTTCTCAGTAGCTTGGTTTGCGGCTTGGCTACTTTTGTTGGAATTATAAAGACCAACCCCAGCGCCAATAAGGGAGCCAATTAAAGGTAACATTTACGATCCTACTCTTTTATTTATAAATAAGGTGTTGTTTTTGCATACGCTTTTGTAGCGAGAATCCAGGAGAGTTAGCTAACCTGAGCGTAAGTAAGTCCAGACAACGAGGTGCCAGCACCTGTAGCATTTACCCACGCGCTGCCGTTGTAAACAACAAGGCCGGTTGTCCCATCAGACAGTGGGTTCCAAGGGCTAATTGCGTAGCGTACCATGCCTTTACGAGGACTTACTGGGGCGGCATCTGCAATTTGGATGCTGGCGTCTGCAAGGGTGGCTATCGATGTCTCAATCTCTTTAAGTTCATCTTGTAGATACTGGGTGTGACCTTCGTCGGTGCCTAAGGATGGCAACTGGCGTTTGACGTATGATTTTACGAGAACATAGATCTTATCACTTAATGACATCGATTATCTCCCATAGAACTTGGTTGTCATGGTTGGGTCAGGTTGATCGAAGAGGTACCAACACGCATTGTCTTTGCCACTCTGGTTGTCGAACCACTTGATGCGGCCAATGCTGACAATCTTTCTGAGGCGTGACATGTAGGGTATTGCTTGTTTTGTGTGGATCCAATCGGCGTCGAAAAGTAACCATGTGGGTGTCCCCAAATCAGTGAAATACTCGATCATGGGGTGTAGAATATCGCGGTTCCACGGTGGGTTCGTGATGATAAGGTCAGCGCCAAGGAGATCTCGCTCATCTAGGGCGAGGGCATCTTGTTTCTCAATGTTGATAGACTGGGGTTGGATATCAAAAGCACTGGTGCATCTGAGGCCCATGTCAACTAGAGCGTTAATCAGGGCACCGTCACCCGCGCAGGGCTCACAGAAAGACTGTACATCTTGGATGAAGGGTCGCAGTGGCTCCACAGCATCTGTTGGCGTTCTATAAAAATCTCTTTCTACACGCTCAAAGTTAGATCGTTTGCCCATTGGGGTTACCTCTTGCCGGTGACGATTAGTTCCACATCGAAGCCAGAGAACGAGAAATCTTTTAAGGTTGTGGGGGACACACTGTAGGACAGGTATCTCCCGCTCATTCTTGTATCGACTTTGTACTCAGTCGCAGAATTGTATGTAACGGATACTGAGTAGTTTTGGGGGGCATTGGGAATATCAGTGGCCCCAAAGGAAAAAGTAAAATTTGCATCAGAGGCAGTAGTTGATATCTGAGGCAGTATCTTATTGATGACTTTGTAGTCAGCAAGTGATGTACCAGTTTCATCGAGGTCTAGCCCCTGCCTCTCCACATAGGGAACAAGGGAGACATCCGTGTCATATGCAAGCGAAATAGATCCGTTGTCTACTTTGTCTATACCGTAGATAGTATCGGCGTTTACCCTGCCCACTGCGTCAGGTAGGGCCTGCCCATTGGCTTGGCGGTGTTCAGTCCCAAGCCAATATCCAGAAACTGACATAACAAGTGGGTGTTTTACAAAAGGACTAAATTGGTCAAGATATGAGCCACCAGTAGTGGAGTAGGTGCCTGTGGATCCAGCATAGGTGGAGGTGGTGTTTAAAGTGGCATCACAATGGGAGATTACGTTGGGCATGTCTTGGAAAGACCAGCTGTCTTCTCGATAGTTGTAGATGGCTGCACGGTTACACTTTGTGTAGCCGGATCTTCCTTCGGGATCTTTGATACCAACTAAATCATCCTCACTGTTGTAGCAAAAATAGATCTCCTCGGTTTTGATGTTATGGAACGCAAAGAAGCAACTTGATCTAGAAAGGTTCATACCATTAAAAATGTAGTCCCTGACCCTGCCATCACAGATGCTCTGCCGGGTGTTGCCGTCAGTAACGTAGATGTCATCCCGGTCAAAAACATAGTGGCGACGCTCGATGGTTACTATGCAATCAGTGTTGATCACCCCGGCATCATCGAAGACACGTTTAAATTGATGAATGAATGAACCACCTACAAAATCCATGGACCAGACTTGGTCACTTGAGTAGATCAAGAAAGAAGACCCTAGCTCGGCACCATCGACGATAGGGGTGTCCATACCAATAATGTCATTAAAGCCAGCACTGTTGGTAACATCAGATGCATCCCAAGTTGCTGGGACAGTGTTTGCTGGGGCAGGGTCACTAAAGCGCACCCGGTTTGGGAAGTTAGTACCAGCCTCGGTTGTATTTAAGGCAAGCATAAAGTCACCGTATGCCCTCAAGACGCCAGCCCTGTAGTTGGACGGCCAGTTGGCGAGGGCACCTACAGTGAAACCAGAGGCAGTCGATAGCCACACTAGGGGTACCTGATCAGCTCTATTGATGTATATACAGTCTGCAAGCTTAGTGGTCGTGATGGGTAAGTCTGATGCTACATTGTACGGACCACTGAGTTGGCCCCAGCTAGTGCCTCCCATCCCGTTAGGCGAAAGAAACCTAAAGTTTTTACTGACGACAACTATATAGTCGTAGCCGGTGGTGTTAAAATCGGGCCCAGTAAAAATCAGTTTGGGCTCAAAGTTCATAGCGCTATGGACGGGGCGAAATACAGGACCAGAGATCACGGATCCATTGTTAAACCGGACGTTCTTTGCCCTACTAAACGCTGTCATGGGTAAGTTGTAAGACGATACATCAGTGACAACACCGGTAGTGCCTAAGCCCCGTATCGGTAGGTTTCCCATTAGGTGGCTCCTCTACGTGTATGCGTTCACAATAAGTCTGAAATTTGGTGCTGAACCAGCTGGTCCCGAAGAAACAGATGTCCATGTTGCCGCAGCTAAAGGGCTTATCGACCCAGAAGTATTACTAAGGAAAAACAGCCCTGCCGGTGGGATAGAGATATAGACATTGGTGGCATTAAAACTAATGGAGCAGCCTCTGGCATTAGCCCCAGAGC